TACAAAAAAGAAGTAGATGAATTAGTACCTCATAAAGAACGTATGCCTTGGGAAGATTTACGTGAAAGACTAAAAAATACAGGTATCCGTAACAGTACGTTAATGGCTCTTATGCCTGCTGAAACATCAGCACAAATAAGCAATAGTACTAACGGAATTGAACCTCCACGTGCATTTGTAAGTGTAAAACAATCTAAACATGGTGTTTTGAAACAAGTTGTACCAGGATTTGCAAGGTTAAAGAATAAATATGACTTGTTATGGGCACAAAAGAGTCCAGAAGGTTATCTAAAGATTATGGCTGTATTACAAAAGTACATTGATCAAGGGATTAGTGTAAATACAAGTTATAATCCGGAGTTTTTTCCAGATGAGAAAATTCCAATGAGTACAATGCTACAACATCTTGTAATGTTTTACAAGTACGGTGGCAAACAGTTGTATTACTTTAATACATACGATGGTCAGGGTGAGATTGAATTTAAAAACAAACCACTTAAAGATCGACAAGACTTTGAATCAGATGAACAGTACGACGACTATTGTGAAAGTTGCGTAATTTAGTAAAGGGAAAAAAATGGGCGTTATTAATATTAAGAATGAAAAATACCACACAGAAGCAAATGCTTTTTTAGATGGTGATTTAGGATTTCAAAGATACGATACTTTAAAATATAAACAGTTTGATAAACTAACTGATAAACAGTTAGGTTTCTTTTGGAGACCTGAAGAAGTTGATGTAAGTAAAGATGCAAAAGATTTTAAGGATCTTACAGAGCATGAACAACATATTTTTACAAGTAATCTAAAACGTCAAATCTTACTTGATAGTGTTCAGGGTAGAGCACCTAATGAAGCATTTAGTCCTATAGTAAGTTTACCAGAATTAGAAAATTGGATTATTACTTGGACATTCTCAGAAACAATTCACAGTAGAAGTTATACACATATTATTAGAAACGTATATGCTAATCCTACTAAAATATTTGATGAGTTAACTGACAGCAAAGAAATTGTTGATTGTGCAGGAGACATTTCTAAATACTATGATGGATTAATTGAACTAACAAGTTATTACAATTTGTTAGGCGTAGGAAAACATACAGTCAATGGCAAAGAAGTTAATGTTGATTTGTATGATTTAAAAAAGAAAATATGGTTAACATTGAATAGTGTTAATATTTTAGAAGGTGTTAGATTCTATGTTTCATTTGCTTGTAGCTGGGCGTTTGCTGAGCTTAAGAAGATGGAAGGTAATGCAAAGATTATTAAATTTATTGCACGTGATGAAAATGTTCACCTTGCAAGTACGCAGTATGCATTAACAAAAGTATTACCAAAAGAAGACCCAGACTTTGAAAAGATTAGAATAGAATGTAAAGATGAAGTTACACAAATGTTTATTGATGCAGTAGATCAAGAAAAAGCATGGGCAGAATATTTATTTAAAGATGGATCAATGATTGGTCTTAATGCAAAACTATTACAAGACTATATTGAATGGATATGTGCTAAACGTATGACAGCATTAGGCATGAAATGTCCATATAGTGTTCCACAGGCAAATCCTTTACCATGGACACAGAAATGGATAGCTGGTGCAGAAGTTCAAGTAGCACCACAAGAAACTGAAATTAGTAGTTATGTTATTGGTGGTGTTAAAAAAGATGTAGGTGAAGATACATTTGAAGGAATGAGTTTATAATGATAGAGATATGGGGTAAGCCACAATGTGGTTATTGTGACGCCGCAAAAAGATTATGTGAATCAAGAAAATTTAAATTCGTCTATAAACAATTAGGCGAAGATTTTAATAGGGAACAAGTTTTCGAAAACTTCCCTGAAGCTAGAACATTTCCACAAATTAAGATATATGGTAAAGTAGTTGGTGGATATGATCAGTTTCTAAAATACATTGAAGATACTGGTTTTAATGGAACTGGTGAATCAACAGGATAATATATGTTAATAGAAACACAATACCAAGTAGGTGATGTAGTAAGCATTAAACTTTCCTCTGGTGAAGAAATGATCGCAAGATTAGATTCAGAAACCGACGAAAATGTTACATTGGCAAAGCCTTACATACTTGTTGCCGCTCAAAACGGCATGGCGTTAGCGCCTTATATGTTTACCGTTAGTCCAGATACTAAGATCAAATTAAAGATAAATAGTATTATATGCATAGTTAAGTCTGCTAAAGACGCAAGTGATATGTATATCAAACAAAGTACAGGATTAACAGTAGCAAATGCAACCAGTTCATAGACACGGAGATAAACGTTCATGTGGTGCCTCAACCGAAGCACAAGGACATAGTAACGTTCATGTAAATAATCAACCTATTAGTGTTGATAGAGATCCAAACAGCCATGGCGGCGGTGCTCTTAATGCACAATGCAAAAATGTATTTGTAGGCAACAAATTAGTTGTTATCGTTCCAAACAATTCTGATGCAGATGCACTTTGTCCATTACCTGGACATTGCAATCCAAAATCAGATAGTGGTAGTCCTGACGTTTATATAGG